GATATTATAGATAACTGTGATACTTTGCGGTCTTTGTGGGGTAATTTAAATGGGTCTGAGAAGGGGAACTCATGGAATTTAGAGGCAATAAGGGTAGTAACGAGAGAAGACTATAAAGCAAAAGAAGACACCATAGAGACATCTGGTGTAGATGTAGCTGTAACGGGAAGGCATTACAATATAATTATTATGGATGACCTTCATTCAGAGCGTAACAGTAAGAGTAAGGAGCAGATAGAGAAGGTTGTTGACCATATACAGCTTATGATGCCATTGCTTGAGTCTGATGGGGAACTTATAGTTATAGGGACGCGATGGGCTGATGATGATGCCTACGGTTATTTATTGGAGTTAAAAGACGATGCTGGGGAGCCTTTATTTGACACATTTATACATTCTGCCTATAACGATGATGGGACGGCCTATTATCCTGAAAGGAATGATTTATCCACATTGGCGTTAAAGAAGGCAGTTATGCGGGATTCGCTTTTTAGTTGTCAGTATTTGTTAGACCCTATTCCAGAAGCGATAGCGCCTCTTAAAAAATCCCATTTACAATTTCTTGATATTGATAAAATCCCTTTAAATCTTAATCGTTTTATGATGTGCGACACTATAGGAGATAAGAAGATTTTGAAAGGTGATTATTTTGCAGTTACGACATGGGGTATAGACCAGAGGCTTAATGAGTTGGGATTATGTAATCTATATCTTTTGGATGGTTTTTGTGGATGGTTTGATACTGAGCAGCAGATACAATCCATATCAAATTTGTATATGAAGACCCGTCCACTTGAATTCGGCATAGAAAAGAGCGGCATGAATACGCTTTCGCTGCATTTGCAGAATAATCTATCGTCTAAAGGATTGCATCTATTGACTACTGAATTAAAGCCGATGGGAAGGGAGAAAGGGCAGCGTATATTACAATTTACCCCTTATGCCCAGAATGGTATGATTTATATAAATAAAGCGTGCAATCAGGAGTTTCTTGACGAGTTTTTATATGAATGGTCGAGATTTCCTAAAGGCAAAAGGGATGATTGTCTTGATGCCTCAGCCTATGTATTCGATTTTTTGGCGAAGTATCCAATTGCTTTATATGGGTTTAAACGCAATGTGCGCCCACTCCGGGCTGTTACAAATTGGAAGGTGGCGTAAACAGTATATGGATAAAACTTCTGAAAAAGAACTCTTAACTGATTTACAGGATAAATTCAAGGCGGCAGTCGAGCATGAAACATGGCGTGCTTTTATCCAAAATGCCGTTACTGATTTTGAGTTTACAGAAGGTATACAGTGGTCTAATGAGGAAATAAATGCACTCAAACAAAGAGGACAGCCACAGACGGTAGAAAACGAAATTCATCCTGTAGTCGAAAGAATAAAAGGGCAATATAAACAGCTAAAGACAAGGATTATTTATAAAGGCCGTAATCTTGGGCATGATGATACTACAGCGCAAATTCTTTCTGATATAGCCCTTCATGTTCAACAACAGACAGGTTATGAATTTGAAGAAGGAGATATGTTTGATGATGGTCAAAAATGTGGTCTTGGAGTTTTAGAGGCGTTTATCAGTTACGATAAGGATTTATCGGCTAAGATAAATATTAAGGCGGAAAACGCCTTAAATATCTTTCCAGACCCAAATTCCAAACGATACGACTGGAACGAAGATGCGGAATATATCTGCCGGGCAAAATGGGTTTCTTATAACGAAGCCTTGAAATCTTATCCTGATTATAAAAAAGAAATAGAGTCTTATATCAATGTCAATCCTGTTACTAATGATTCTCAAACAATGGAAAGAAATCATCTGGTTGATACGAGGCTAAAGCGAATAAGGCTTGTAGAGGTTTGGTATAAGGATTGGGAAAAACAAAGATTCGCAGTTTCTACCGGTGGCGGCGTTCAGGATGTTACCGATTGGCCTAAAAAAGAAGTAAATGCCCTTAAAAAAGCCTTTCCTGATGTAGTCTTTGACACTAAAACAAATACAAAGATAAAAATGGGCGTTTTTATTGGCGACTGTCTTGTTGAAGATAAAGACAGTCCTTATAATCATGACATGTTCCCCTTTATCCCTTATTTCGTTTATAGGCGAAAAAATGGAGAGCCTTATTCTGTCGTCAGATTGCTGAAAGACGCTAATATGGAAATAAACAAAAGAAGAAGCAAGGCTCTCCATCTTTTAAATACCAATCAAGCTGTTTTTGAAGAAGGGGCTGCAAGAGATGAGGATGAATTACGCACTGAAATGGCTAAACCCGATGGCCTTATCAAATATCGTAAAGGTTTTGTTTTCGAGATTCAGAAAAATATAGACCTTGCAGCGACACAGATTCAATTACAGATGGAAAGTAAGTCTTCCATAGCCCGCATTTCAGGAATAAGCGATGAGGCTATGGCGCGGCATTCAGAAGTGAGCAGCGGCATAGGCATACAACGCAAACAAGCTATGACGGATATTATTATGAGTCCTATTTTCGATAATCTTCGCAGGACAAGACTTATCATAGGCAAGCATATTAGGGAACTTATTCGGCAATTCTTTAATGATGAAAAGACTTTTGCAATATTGGATGATTTGAATAAAGCAAAAGAAGTAAATCTTACTGTTGATGCCATTTCAGTAATAAAAGAAGGTATTTATGATGTGATTATAGAAGAAGCCCCGAATGTAGCCACTATTCAGGAAGAACAATTTGCATATCTTGCGGAATTGGTCAAAGGATTAGGTCTGCCACCAAATGTCGGTGTGGCTTTACTTCCTATATTTATCCGTTTATCCCAGCTTAAAAATAAAGAAGAAGTATCTAAACTCATGGAAGGTTTGCAGCAATTACCACCAGAAAGGCCAAAGATGAGTTTATCTCTTATCTGGGCTGAACTCTATCCGGAAGAAAAGGCTAAATTTGCAGAAATGATGGGATTCCCAGACTTGGCGCAATTTGAAATACAGGCCCAAAGGCCGCCTAAGCAAGAAGCAAACAAGCCGAATCCACAAGTCGAAATGGCTATGGGTCAAATGGATATGGAAATGAAGCATCAAAAACATCAGATGGATATGTCGTATGAAACCGCTAAGCACATAATGGATATGGCTCAAAGAAAAAATAAAATGGATATGGAGGCTATTAGGGATGAGCAAAGAGATAATAATAGAACATAGTGCAATAAGAAATTCCCAGACTATAACCAAAGTCATGGAAGAAAAGTTTAAAGAAAAAGGATTGGATTTACATAAAAATGAAGTTAAGGTTTTGGAAGACGACCATAGAAAAGGCAAACGAAAACTTGAAGTAGTCAATACAAAATATTTTTCTGTGCCAAGAATACCCTGGCATAAAGAAAAAAAATGACCATCGCCATAAAATATGGCAGGTCTATTGTGTAATAAAAACGCCATCACCCTTTGACCAAAAATAAAAGGGAAGGCAGGGAGGAAATTATTATGGCAGATACAACAAAAACAGAAACAAAAACAGAAACAAAAGAAGAAACTTCGGAAGAGATAAGTGGTTTTCAACAGATACCTCTTGAAAATCTTTTTAGCCATGAGCCATCCGCAGAAAAAAGCGAGGGGAAGGTAGAAAAGGAACCGGAGGAATCTGTAACGGCAGCAGAAGAAGATACTACCGAAAAATCTGAAAAAGAAGAAGAAGCCGAGGGGGGAAAGAAGACAGCGGCGACAGCAGTTGCGCCAAATTGGGATGATGATAGTAATCCCTATAAGCAAACGACTCATCGTCTTGAAAGCCAGTACAAAAATACGAGGGATTGGGCAAGTAAGGCTTACAAACTTGTAAAGGAATATGGACTTGAGGAAAGTGTAGACAAGCCGGAGTTTGTAAGAGAAGAAGAACAATCCAAAGAATTGAATGTTATGGCTTTTAATGAAAGAGAACGAGCTTCTATGGCAGCAGCTATCGAACAGCATGGGGAAGAATATCTTAAAAAGATATATACTCCCGCATCTCCTGTTTTTAAAAAAATCCAGACTGACCCTGTTCTTTTTCAACGGGTGTTTAATTCACCTGCTCCCGTATTCGAGGCTATTAAAATAGCCAAAGAAGAGGAATTTTTCGGTAAGTATGGCAAGGATTTCGATAAGGCTGCGGATAAAATTAAAGCCGAGTTGGAACCTGCACTGCGTGAGAAAATCACTAAAGAGCTTCAGCGAAGACTTCTAAAAAAAGAAGAATTGCCGAAAACTCTCAGTGATACAAAAAGTAAGGATGTGAAAAATGAAACAATATTTACTCCTACATCTCTTGAGAGTATCTTCGGGCAATAAAAATAGGAGGTTACTACTATGGCTTATACGGAGATTCTAACAAGCGGTAATACCGCAGTGGTTTCAGAAGAGCAATGGTCTGATGAATGCCACCGTGAATATATCGGCAAACTGATGATGAAGTGGATTATGGGAACTGGTGAAGATGCTGTGCTGCATGTGCGGGAAGACCTCACCAAAAAAGCAGGCGATGCCATAACCATAAGATATGCTTCCGGTCAGGTTGGTGGCGTGGTCAGAAGCAATGCCAAAGGCGCAGGAAACGAAGGTAGTCAATCCTTTTATGCACAGAGATTTACTATAGATAATGTGCGCGCTTTGATTAAAATGGAAGATGTGCCTATGACTGAAAAAAGAGTTTCTTTCAATGTAAAGAAAGAAATGAAGTATGCCCTTACTACCAAACATGCCGAGACCTTCGACAGCGATATTATAGATATGCTGTGCGATACTGGCGCCGGCAGGGTGAGAGGAAGGTATCTTTATGGGGCGGGTGATTCTAACTGGAACGCCACCCATGTAACGGCATTGACTGCCATTGACGGAACTAATGATATGCTTACATCAGGAATGATTGATACTGCCAAAAGAAAGGCTGTTATAAAGGGCGTTGGCGTATCGCAAAAGGTTAATCCAACAAGGATTAAAAACGGCATGAATTACGAGGAATGGTTTGTATTCTTAGGCCATACCTATGCTATCCGAGACCTTGTGAATAACGATGCGACATTCAGAAACAACCAGCTCCTCTTGCCGCCTCGTTCAAACAGCGACTCAATCTATTTCACCGGCTCTCATTTCAAGGGCAGTTGGAATGGCGTGTTGATTTACGAATACGACAGGCTTCCACTTGTCGCCTCGACAATTCAGTGTTCCCATAATCTGCTCCTGGGCGCAAAGGCTGGTGTTGTGGCATGGGGCCAGAGAACCAAGTTTACTGATGATGCAGGAACGCCAAACGCAGCCAATGATTATGGCCATGATTATGGCGCAGAACTGCATGACATTAGAAATAGTCTGGCAACAGGCGCAAGTAATAATCTAAAATCTATTTACAATGACGGCACGAATACCCATGACTACGGGATAGTCAATGTATTTTCAGCTGCCGTTGTAGATTAGGGAGGTGGATAATGGCTAGAACATCTAATTCAAGAACACCTAAACTTGCAGTGGTCTCAGGAGAGACCACTCAAGTTGCCTATGGTGTCGCTGGTGGTTCTGGAACTTCAACAACTGTTACTATTCCACAGGCAAGGGGGATTTTAGCGGCGGTGGTTACAGGACATGCCAGCCCAACACAGGTTATGTATATAGATACAGATTCGTCAAATACTTTCACTGTTACACATGACAATGCAGCATATTTCGACTGGATTGCCGTGGTAATAGCGAAAATGTAAAAAAGGAGGTTTTTATTATGGGAGCAAAATATACAGAATACTTTGTGCAGCTTGTCAATGCAAGAACCAAACAGCCCATCAATGATGACACAGGGATATATTGTGTTCTAACTGCTGGCTCTCCGGTACTCGCTACGATATATAGCGATGAAACAGGAACTGCGCCTGCTTTTACGGCTGCAAATGTAACAAGTACAATGACAGATGGGAAAATCAGGTTTTTTACTGCTTCATCTGTTACATCAGTTGATTTATCCATTGTTACTGCCAATGGGCAGGCAGTGTTTGTATCCAGTCTTACACCCTCGCAGCATAGGGTAGAGATAGATACCGAAAAGATAAGGCAAATGATGGTTGTCCCTTATTACAATTACATTCCAACGCCATACACTTCGGCAAGCATCACAGCAACTGCTTCTGTTTGGGGTAATGGGTTTTCCATTCCTGCAAACAGCGTTGTCCATGATTGCTGGCTTCGGTCATCTACACTTGGCACTACAGCACTACAGAATGTAGGTGTATCAGGGACACCAACCGGCTTGCTTGTTGGGGCGACATGCTCGGTAACCGGCTTTTTTGTGCCTGAAGAATTAGCTGTCTCTGTAACGTTAGTATTAAGTAGAGGCGCATTACTTCTGGCAACTGGCGTAACTTCTGAATTTATGAGAAGGTCTATAGGTTATACGGCTGCAACAGCGATTGTTTTTGGCAATGCTACAGTAACAACGCTTGCAGCTCATTCAGGATGGATATATATCACCTATGACAAAGTGCCGGTCTATTGCTTCATCCCTCTGCATTTCATGCCTTAATGGTTAATGTTAAAACCAATGCGGGTATATATAAAACCGAGACGGTAAAGTGTTTCTGTGGGGCTGATAATTGCAGCAAGGTAACAAGTAAAGATAGACATGGAATAAATTATAATCTTTGCCTCTGTAATGAATGCGGCATACTTTATGCTAATCCCCGCATGACTGAAGATTCTTTTAAAGCCTTTTATAATGATGATTACAGGGCTTTATATGTAGGTGATGAAATGAGCAGCATTGCAGTTGAAAAAACAACTGCGCCTAAAATACAGGAAAATATTTTCAATATATTCAAGGATTTTGAATATCCACTTCCAAAGGTTGTATTTGAAATAGGATGTGGGAATGGAGATATTCTTTATTCTTTTACAGATTGCGAGAAATACGGCGTTGATTATGACCTTGCAATTGTAGAGAAGGGCAAGGAAAAGGGAAGAAATCTTATCTATGGCGGAATAGAAGAACTTGAAAAATTAGGAAAGAAAGCCGACCTTATTATCATGGGCCATGTTCTTGAACATCTCCTTGATATTGAGGGGGACTTGAAAAGAATAAGAGAACTTCTATCTGATAATGGCCTGCTCTATATTTCCGTTCCAGGTCTTTACCGGTGGGACAGAACGCAGATATTTCAGAATGCACACACATATCAATTCAACGGCAATACGCTTTGGTATATGATGAGATGTTGTGGATTTGATGATTTGTATCTCTCTGAAGATATAGAATCGGTCTGGGTAAAGTCTGACTTCATGGATAAGAAATGTAAAAATCCTGAAGAGGCAAGATGTATAGAAAGCTATCTGACTAATTTTTCAAAATATCTCATCCCCAATGTAAGGGTATCCAACAAATTTTCCACTCAGGAAAGAAAAAATAATATCAAATATACCCTTTCTTTGGGTATAAAAGAAATTACCGAACTGGTAAATATCCATTCCGATAGTGAAGCTGTAATAATTTGCGGCGGCCCTAGTATAGGTTCTTATGCCGACAAGATAAAAGAACTGCAAAAAAAAGGTGCAAAGGTATATGCCATAGAAAGGATGTATTCGTGGTGTCTTGATAGAGATATTATACCTGATTATGTCATAGCAATGGATGCTGCTGACGATGTTATAGAATCGTTTGAATATATCCATAAAGATACGACACATATACTTATGGCGCAATGCAAACCGGAAGTATTTAACCTTCTCAAAGATAAAAAACTCTTTTACTTCTGTGTTCCACAAAAAGGAATTGACCATCAGCAATTTCTAAAAGACGATAAAATAACCATGATTAACGCGCAAGGAAGTGTATCGTTAGGAGTTTTATCTATAGCGATAACATTAGGCGCAAGGAAGTTTCATATCTTCGGTTTTGACTGTCATGTTACTGATAAAAATTATGCAGATGGCATTACCGGAGTTGGGGATATAAAAAATACTATAGAAGTTGAAGTAAACGGAAAAACCTTTAAAACCACCGCTGCTTATTTCGCCTTTATGCAGCAGTTTTTTTATATTTATCAGACAGCTAAAGAGCTTGGACAATTAAAGGATGTAAAGATATACGGCAATAGCATGATAAAGGCAGCCGCAAAGATAGACATAGACGGGGACAAGAATGAATAATAATCTTTTTATTATAGCAGAAATTGGCCTGAATGCAAATGGAAGTATTGACACTGCTAAAAAATTGATTGATATGGCCGTGGACTGCGGATGTAATGCCGTTAAGTTTCAGAAAAGAGATATTGATACTGTTTATACAAAAGAATTTCTGGAAAGCCAACGGCAATCTCCGTGGGGAATTACGCAAAGAGAACAAAAACAGGGATTGGAATTTGGAGAAAAAGAATATGATTATATAAATCATTATTGCAAACTTAAAGGTATAAATTGGTTTGCCTCTGCATGGGATATTAAATCACAGGAGTTTTTAAAACAGTATGACTTGAAATACAACAAAATAGCCTCTGCCATGCTTACCAATATTCCTTTTTTAGAAAAGGTTGCAGAGGAAAAAAGGTATACTTTTATATCTACAGGGATGAGTACTTGGGAAGATATTGATAAAGCAGTTGAGATATTCAAAATGCAAGGAACCCCATTTGCTCTTTTGCATTGCATGTCAACATATCCTTGTAATGATGTTGATTGTAATCTTTTGATGATTAAATCTTTAAAGCAAAGATATGATTGTCCTATTGGTTATTCAGGACATGAAAAGGGTATTTTACCATCTACCCTTGCAATATCTCTTGGAGCAACAATAATAGAACGGCATATCACATTAGACAGGACTTCTTATGGTTCGGACCAAGCAGCCTCGCTTGAAAGACATGGCCTTGAATTATTAGTCAGAGATTGCAGGGATGTTTATAAAATGATGGGTGATGGAGAAAAAAGATTTGACGAAAAAGAAAAGGCCATAGCAAAGAAATTGCGTTATTGGGAAACCGTAAATGCCTGAACGGTGGATTTGGAAAAACGGAGAGATATTGCCTGAAAAAGAAGCAAGATATTCTGTATATGATAGCGCATGTATGTTTGGAGACCTTGCTTTTGAAATGCAGAGGACTTTTAATAAACAAACATTCCAATTATGGGAGCATCTGGAACGGCTTTTAAAATCATTAAATATACTTGAGATAGATATACCCTATAGCTTTGATGAACTCTTTAATGCACATGAAAACCTTATTATACATAATAGAGATTGCTTTGCAGAAGACGATGAGATAAGGACACTTATAAATGTATCAAGGGGAATATTGCCGATATATCAGGAAATGCTTGAAGATAGCGGGAAACCCAACATCATAATAACCTGTTTTCCACTACGGCATATAGTCAAAGGCATGAGTAAATACTATAAAACAGGGGTAAAGGCAATAACACCTTCACAAAAGGCAATACCACATTGGCTGCTTGACCCAAAGATTAAATCAAGAAGCCGGCAGCATTATATGATGGCTAATTTAGAAGTAAAAAGGCAGGATGAGGAGGCATGGGCATTGTTGTTAGACCCTGATGGATTTATTACTGAAGGGACTGGCTCTAATTTCTTTATTCTCAAAAGAAATGGTTTTGAACTTATTACACCAAGAACACATAATTGTTTAAGGGGTATTTCACGGGATTATGTTATTAGACTTGCAAGAAAAATAAAAATGGAAGTATTGGAAAGAGATATAACGCTTTATGATGTATATGAAGCTCAGGAGGCATTTTTTACTTGCACGCCATATTCCATTATGCCTATTACGCAAATAAATGGAAAGGTAATAGGCGATGGGTTGGTTGGGAGAAAGACGAAATATTTAACAAGTAAGTGGGTTGAAGATGTAGGTGTTGATTGGGTAAAACAGATGGAGACTTGGGATGCAGCAAATGCCTGAATGGTTGAATATTGAACTTACCAACAGGTGCAATAAGGCGTGTTACTTTTGTGGCAGGGCAAAGGCAAGAAAACAAGGCATGAAAACAGGGGATATGCCTTATGAATTATTTGAAAAGATTATTGATGAATACAAAGGAAGTATTCTCCAATTTAATAAAGACGGCGAAACTTTACTTTATCCATATCTTAAACAGGTTGGAGAAAAATGCAGGAATCTCATAACAAACATTGTAACTAACGGTATTTTACTTATGGATAAAAAAGATGACCTTAAAGATAATTTTACCACAGTAACTGTATCGGTTTTTGAAGATGATAAAAAACAATTTGAGACTGTAAAGGGTTTTGTTGAATATATCGACAAAGGTTTTCCTAAAGTATATATTAAATATCTGGGAAATTATGAAAATTCTGAATATGAAAAACTGGGATTAAGAAGTATGAGACGAACAATACATGCTCCAAAAGGGGATGTAAATTATCGGGGAAGTAAGCCGCCCCTGCCTGAACTTGGAATTTGCCTTGATTTTCTTATGAAACCCTCTATTGATTATGAAGGTAATTTCTTTATCTGCAATCGGTATGACCCTGAATATAAGGGAATGCTGGGCAATGTAAAAAATGACAGTGTATTATGGTTATGGAATAGCGCTTTAAGACAAGACTGGTTGGAAAAACATAAAATAGGACAAAGATATAAAATACCACTCTGTTTACCTTGTGAGTTTTGGGGGATACCGACAAATGGATAATGAAACAAAAAAGAAACCGATAATAAGACGAAACAGACTTCCCAAAGAAGCATACGTGGAATACAAACAGGAAAAAAGACGGAGAGAACTGGAAAGAAAGGAATTTTTAAAGAAAAGGGATATTGAAAAGAAAAGATTTAATGCCAAGAAGTTTATCGGAGACCAACTATGGGAATTTCTCAACATAAAAAAATAATAGGCATTATACAGGCAAGGATGGGCAGCAAGAGACTTCCAGGAAAGTCTATGCTTCCTTTAGCAGGCAAACCCTTACTCTATAGATTTATAGAAAGGGTAAAGAGTGCTACACTACTAGATGAAATAGTTTTAGCTACAACCACAAAACAGGAAGATGATTGTTTATGTGATGTAGCTCGTGAGCTTGAAATAGTGTCTTTTAGAGGTTCTGAAAACGACCTTGTGGATAGAATAGGCAGGTGTGCTATATGGCATGATGCAGATATAGTAGTTAGACTTTGTGCAGACAATCCTTTAATAGAGCCTGAAGAAATAGACAGGATAATAATAGAATTTTTAAATAGTAAAGAAAGTATGATAGGGAGAATGTTTTCAAATACGCATAATATCAATGATAATGGTTATCCTGATGGTCTTGGATGCGAGGTATATTATGCTGATGATTTTAATGATTTATTATTTTTCAGTGATGAAGATAGAGAACATCCACATAAACCTTTTTATAAGGCTAACGCGGTTTGGACAATCCCTTGCCCTGATAAATTAAAGGGCTATTCTCATATAAAACTGGATGTGAATACACAAGAAGAATATGAATTTGTTAAAGCAATATATGACCATTTTGGACATAATGATTTTCACTTTTTAGATTATATAGGAGATATAATTCATGGCTATCACATGGGCGACATTAAAAACTGAAATACAACAAGAACTTCATGACGAAACCGATTTTGCCGATGGTGGGAATTTAAACTATCTGCTTCTTGTATGGGCTAATAGGGCAGTTAGATATATCCATCAGCAAATAGATATGTTCTATAAGTTAAAGACCGGTGGTTCAGATGTTACTTTTACCATAACAGATTTTTCAAAGGCTTTGCCAACTGGGTTCTTCAAAAAATCAGACAGGTTTACCTATGTAAAAAAGAACGATACGGTTATTCCTATAATCGGATTGGATGAATTGAATGCGATAGACCCAAACCATAATGATACCACATCCAACACTTATCCTGAAAATGTAGCCATAGAAGGGACTAAAATATTTACCTATCCATTATTTGCTGGAACGATTAAAGTTGAGGGATATTTTGAAGCTCCAACGGATATGACAACAGGAGCTTCAAATCCCGATATAGCTGATTCCGATGATGCATTGGCTCAGGAGCTTATTATTGCATTGGTCTTGAGAAAAGCCTTTTCCCATCTCTTATATGATGATAAAACAGCATATTATTCAACTGAAGCAGGTGGGCTTTTGGAATTATACAGAACTCATATAAAGAAAACCGATTCCAAAAAAGTTAATAAATTAGTCTATTATTAGGAAATTTTATGCCTAAAGTCAAACTACCAATATCAGGCGACCCTTATCAGAATGTTGACGATATATCAATATCCGATAAGAGTGTTGCGCTTTATGACGCTTTTTTAGATGAGGCAGGGGCTACCAATCGGCGGTTTGGATTATCTTTACTAAAAAACCTATCCAACCCGACTTACGGCATTGATGGTCTTTACTGGTGGGATAAACTGAAAAAGGTAATAGCCGTATGCGGAGGTAATGTTTATAGGATTGATGATGCTAGCGGCAATTATGCAAATATAACCGGGGATGGGCTTATCATAGGTGGTAAACCAACCTTTGCAGAGCATGATAATAATCTTGTTATAGCCAATGGTGGAAAGATGGTCTATACCAATGGAACTGCAAATACCGCCTATGTAGGTGATGTGGATGCTCCGGTTGCCGTTACCCATGTGGCATTTTTAGACCAGTATCTTCTTGCCAATGATACAACCGATGGTGATTTTCATTTCTCAGAGGTAAATGATATATCAAACTGGAGTGCATTGAATTTTGCAAGAGCAGAAGGATTATCCGACAAAATAAATGCCCTTCATGTGGGATGGGAGGAGTTACAGTTATTTGGCAGGCAATCGGTAGAAACCTGGTATAACGATGGAACTACGCCATTTTCAAGACTTCAGGGGGCATTTATACATAAGGGCTGTATAGCGCCTTACAGCATTGTAGCTGCAAATAATACATGGTTTTGGTTGGATAATACCAGAAGATTTGTAACCCTTGAAGGAAGAACGCCTAAAATAATCTCAACGCCTTTTGACAAGATTATTCAGGGATTTTCTACAGTAGCGGATTGTAGGGGAGATTTATTTGAAATAGCAGGCAAGCCACTTATAATCTGGCAATTTCCCGCAGAAGGCATAACCTTTGCCTATAATTATGCAACTGGCGGCTGGAGTCAATATTATTGGTGGAATGAAACCTTTGGGGAATATCAGAGGTTTTTAGGTCAATCATTTTGTTTTTGCCCTGATTGGGGAATATATCTTGTGGGGACATACAATGATTCTAAAATACATAAAGCCTCTTTTGACTACTATACCGATGATGGAGATATTTTAAGGACATTGCGACGCACTGGATGGATAGACCACGGCAATAGAAATAGAAAAAGGTCAAATAGGTTAGATATAAAAATAAAAAGAGGCTATGGAGGGTCTTCTACCCCTTATTTAATGATTAAATGGCGGGATAATGGCAATCCATATTGGAATAACGAAAGAATAATATCTCTTGGGCAGACTGGAGATTATGAATTTGAGACTTCATTAAACCGATTAGGCTCTTATAAATCAAGACAATGGGAGTTCGTATTGTCTGATAATACACCTTTGGTTTTAGTAGATGCAGAAGAAACAATCGAGGTATTAGCACGATGAGCGAACTATTCCCAAAACCACCACTTATAAAAGATTGGTCGGATATTAAAGGTTCATTCAGGCTTATCGAAGGCTGGCTGAATAAGATATATGAACAGCTTAAAAACAGTAATATTACATCCAGTGATTTTGATAATTTGTTTTATCAATCTATTGGGATATCATCTACGGCGGTCATTCCGGAAATAAATACTATTGATGATGTTGAAAAGCTTATTCAATCTATATCTATCAATGGTCAAGAAATCAGAGATATTATAAATAGACTAAATGATGTTGAAAAAATGTTTTATATGCAATCGGAAAAGGCAAATGAGTTGGATGACATAAAGAAACTAGCTGAAGATGCGATAAAATTACAAATAGCGGAGGTAAACTAATATGGCAGTTACAAATAAACAATTCTATATAGGGACGCTTACTACCACATTAACAACAAATCTTTATACGGTTCCAACAGGGTCTTTGTCAATAATCAAAGAAATGCTCATAAGCAATAATGATTCATCGGCAAGGACTTTTACGCTTTCTTATGGTGTGGCAGCTTCGGAAATAACGGTGTGGGATGCAATAACCTTACAAGCAGGAGAAACTAAATTGGTTGGTTGCGCTACAAATTTATTATCTACTCAGGTCATTGATGGCGGCGCAAGTGTAAATTCTCAGGTAACAATAGTAATAAGCGGTGTAGAGATAACATGACTATTGTTTCCAATATAGGTTTATCGGCAAAAAAGGCATCTAGTAGAGAGCTTGAAGGAACTATAACAAGAACTGTGCAGACTGTAGGTGCGAGTCCGTGGGTATTTACCAATACAGATTCAAACGGGTCGTTGATAGTGCAGGGCGGGACGGTCTCTCAAATAGAATATTCAACTGATGATGGCGGCAACTTTGATAATATAGGTGCTATAAATGGTATATTCCCCTGTTATAATGGCGGACAGTATAGAATAACATATACCGTAGTTCCGGTTGTAGTTTATGTATCAAGGTGATGTTGATAAGTATCTTAAAAAATCAGGTGATGAAAAAATATATACTGATAATCTTATTGAAAATGAAAACGGTTTTGCCTCATATAGAATAGTAGGGGACAAATTGATTCTTTTAAATGTTTACAGCAAAAATGGCAAATATTGGGATGAAAAATTTATGGAGATAGCAAAAGAAAATAGTTGTAAAAAAATCAGATTTGGCACAAGAAGAAATTATAGGGGATTTATCAGAAAATATAATTACAAATTGGCAGGGTATATATTAGAAAAGGGGGTGAAATGATATGGGCGATATAGTAGGAGATGTATTAGGAGATTTCGCACCGGGTGCAGGCGGAGCTTTAGGCGGTGCTGCAAGTGGTGCCATGTTAGGGTCATTTATTCCGGGTATTGGAACTTTAGCCGGAGCAATTGGCGGTGGTTTATTTGGCGGACTAACAAGTATGGGGTCTGCTAATGCACAGGAAGAAGCAATAAAAAAAGCCTATGAAACGCAAAATCAAGGTCTTGATAAAAGTCTTGCATTACAAAAATACATGTTTGATTTGCAAAGAAGCGACTTAGGCCCCCAAAGAGAAGCTCTTTACAGACTTCTGCCTCAAGCAGAACAAATGGCTACTGATTATACGGCTTCTCCTCTTTTTAAATTGCAAATGAATGAAGGGACACAGGCATTAGATAGATTAGCATCTTCAAGAGGATTG